ACTGGTTTCGATGTCACTCATGGTTTCAAGCTCGACCGTGGCTATGCCAGCGAGTTATTCGTCAACGACCAGAGCCGTGACGAGAGCATACTAGACGGTTGTCACGTTATGGTCTGCGACGGCGAGATAAACAATATCTTAAGTATCGAGAACGTCTTAGGTCCTATCATCCGTGAGGGCAAGCGTCTTCTTATTGTTGCTCCGTGCAGCACTCACGTCATCAACACCCTTGCTGCCAATGTTGTCAAGAAGGGTTTAAAGGTCTGTGTTGTTCCTCCTCCTAATTTCGGGTATAAGCAGCACGAGCTTATGCAAGACTTGGCTGTCAGCGTTGGTGCTACGTATTTCAGTGAGAAGACTGGCGACGACTTAAGCCTCATGGCTTTCGACGACTTGGGTTTTGCTGACCGTGTTGTTGTGGGTCGCGACAGTACTGTCATTGTCAAGGGCGACAAAGAGGATGGTATCGACGAGCGCATCGCTGAGCTTCAGGAGGCATATCGACTAACCAAGCGTCGCGTCGACAAAGAGTTCATCAACCAGCGCATCGCTGGCTTGTCTGGAGGTATAGGAGTGATTGAGGTCGGGGGCCATACTGACCTAGAGCAGAAGGAGTTATACGACAGGGTCGACGATGCTGTGTGCGCTGTCCGCGCTGCTATGCAAGACGGCATTGTTGCTGGCGGCGGCGTCACCCTTTACAACCTAAGCAACTGGTTATCAGACCGTAAGGGTGCTGCTGCTGAAGTATTGCGTGAGGCTTTGCGTGCTCCTTTGCATCAGATTATGGAGAACTGCGGCGAAGACTTTGACTACAGTATGGCACCTGACGGCAGCGGTTACAACCTTAAGACTGGCGAGTACGGCGACATGATTGACATGGGCGTCATCGACCCTACCCGCGTCACTAAGTCTGCTTTACAGAACGCTGTAAGCGTTGCGGTCACTATCTTGAGTACTCAGGCTATCATCACACTGGCACGGGCATGAGGGAAGAGATTACTGATTGGCTTGAGGCCATTGATGCCGGGGCTATGTTCGCCGACGGTTTTGACGCTGCCATCATCGGCATCACTGAGGTTGACAAGGGATACCGCGTGTGCTATGACATCGGGCGTATCCTTGAGCTCTTAGTCCTCGAGCACGATATGGACGAGGAGGGAGCTATAGAGCATTTTGATTTTAATATTGCGGGCGCGTATATGGGTCCGCTGACACCAATTTTTATTCAATGCGTCCCATAGGAAAATATATTGTCATCGACGCCATCAAGGAGGAGACGACTACTGCCAGCGGCATCTTACTCAGTTCTGACGACGCCGACCAGATGCGCTACGGTCGTGGTCTCGTTGTGGCTTCTGGCACTGACGTCACCAGCATCGACGCTGGCGAGGAGCTATACTACGACAAGCGTGCCAGCTATACTATGTTGATTGATGGTATTGCCCGCACCATTATTTCTGAGCGCGATGTTGTCGTTGTGCTTCATTGATTTCCATCATCACTTTCCGGTACATCTTATCGGTAAATGACACGTTGCGTTTAAAGACTGGGTTGTTCTGGTCGTCTGTTGGGAACTCCTTGCCTTGCAGTATGGCATATGCGTACCCTACTACTCTCTTGGCTGCGTAGGTCAGGTTGTATACGCCTAGCCTTGACTTTGACTCTACGGATACTTTCTCCACCCACCCGTTTTTTACTAGGCGTTTGAAGCGGTCTTTATCCCACGAGAAGACTTTATCGAACTCTTTGAATTTGGCCCGGGTAAAGTATGGCTCATCGTAGAGGAAGATGAGCATCTCTAGGTCGGGCTGCGATATGCCGTATTTGGCATTGATGAAGTAGCGCACTACGCGCCAGTACTTTAAATAGTTCATTGTAATTTGGGGCTTAAGATATGACCCGCGAAGAGTTTTCATATAGGATGGTATGCCTTGGAATTGCCGGGGCCATCATCTGTATGATTATCCATAAGTTTACTCATGGCTAAGAAGAAGAACAAGATTTGCCCAGCGGGTATTGCTTGGGCCAAGAGGACGTTTGACAAGTACCCCAGCGCGTATGCCAACATGGCTGCGAGCAAATATTGCAAAGACCCCAATTATGGCAAGTAAAGGATATGGTAAGCCGTGTACGGCTAAGGTGAAGGCTAAGGTTATGAAGCCTAAAAAACCTAAGAAGTAATGGCAAAGAAGGGTAGAACAGGCCGTAAGAAGGCTGCTGTCAACTATAACAAAGCCGGTTTTGCTGCGCGGTCTATGGACCGTGAGATTGCAAAGAGGAAGGTTATGAGCCAGCTCGAGCGTCAAGGTATTACCGGAGCAGATAAGCTCAACGCTATGAACAGGGGCAAGTTGACTCAAGACGCCAGCGGAACTTATAGTTTTAAGACTGACGCTATGTCTCCTGTGGGCCGCGACATCCCTCTCCCTAAGAGTAAGTAATGGGCGAGCTCAAGAGGTGGCGCGACGAGAAGTGGGTGCGCATCGGTTTGGATGGCAGCATCAAGGGCGAGTGCGGCACGAGCAAGGATAAGAAGAGCCCGGACCGGTGCCTGCCTTTGTCTAAGGCCAAGAGTCTAAGCAGGGCCGAGCGTGCTGCTACGGCGCGTAAGAAGAAGCGCGGCAAGGGTCAGTTCGTTCCTAACACTCCTGCGGCTCGTGTCAGTAGGAAGTAAGCTTATCCGGTTCCTCAGCCGCAAGAGCGTCAAGCGCCTTGCTCGCTGGGTCATTCCGTATCTTGTAAAAAAATTCAAGCGTAATGCCTATTCCCGCAGGAACAAAATTCCACGGCGTCGCCGCGAGCGTTGACACCGCTGACCGTGGCAGTGCAAGTCGCGACGCTTTGCGCGATGCGTATACTATAGGGGATTTTGGCGATAGAACTTCTACCATCGAGCTTTCTTCTGCTCAGATTCTTGCTTTAGACACTACTCCTGTAGAGGTTGTCCCCGCTCAGGGTGAGGGTAAAGCCATCATTGTTAGTTGGGCTATTATGAAGTTATCGTTTAACAGTGTCCCTTATGACTTTCCGTTAGGCCAACAGCCTATTCGCCTTGCTACAAATCCGGGTGGAAGCAGCCAGACTTATGTTCAGGCTTCGTTAGAGGCTGACGTCGACGTCCCCAACAACGCTATGAACGCTAATTCAGACGGTGTATTCAGGTTCAACTATAAGGGTAATTATCGTAATGCTACCCCTTTGGTTGCTAACACCCCACTGTATATATACGCATCGGCTCCCCCTGCTACTCAAAACGGCAACAGCACTATGCAGATAACTGTTGGTTATAAAATTGTAGAGTGATGGCTATTCCAGAAGGAACAAAATTCCACGGCGTTGCCGCGAGCGTTGACACGATAAATCGTGGTAGCAGTATCGCCAACAGCAATAGAGACGCTTACGCTATTGAGGACTTTGGCACTCCTATACGCACGATTGTCGATATTACTCCTGCCCAAATTTTATCTCTAGGGGATAGCTATATAGAGATTGTCCCCCCTCAGGGAGAAGGGAAAGCCATTGTCGTTCTTTCGGCATCGATTAAGATGGTATTTAATAGTGTTGCATACGATTTTGGCAGTGACTATCTGGGTCTATTTATGTATCCGTCTCCTACTTTACCATCGTACGTAAGCTACCAGTATTTTCAGCCTGCCCAAGACTTTAATTCTTCCTCCGACATTTGGTATTCATTAAATAGGTGGGGGAATATTTTCGCAAACAGCTCTTTAGTTAACAACGGCTCACTTGTTTTGGGTATGCAAGACCAACTTCTTGCGCCTACCGTTGGTGATAGCCCTATGCAGATAACTGTTGATTATAAAATTGTAGAGTAATGGCTATCCCCGCAGGCACAAAATTCCACGGCGTTGCTCCCGGCGTTGATACCGCTGACCTTGGCAGCGCTACGGTTCAGACTTTACGCGACGCGTATACTATAGAGGATTTTGACATTCCTTTAAATGTCTCTACAACTCTTTCTGCATCTGACGTTATAGCGTTAAACACTACGGCTATAGAGGTGGTTCCCGCTCCGGGGGTAGGCAAAAGCGTTTTGGTTCTTTCGGCCCAGATGAAGTTGTTTTTTAACAGCGTTCCTTTCGACTACCCCAATGGAACTCAACTTGATGTTTCACCGGCGCCTTTTGGTGGATATCAATTTAGTCAAGCGATGTTTGTTAACAGTTCCTTGCAAGGCATATCTCAGTCTTATAACGATTGGTCTTTGGCCAATGTAGGCAGACTTAATACATGGACAAGTTCGCCATTAGTTGATAACGGCCCTTTGTATTTGTGTTTGTTTTCTTCAGACCAGCCTGCTACAGTTGGTGACAGCACCGTTCAGATTAACGTTCAGTATAAAATTGTAGAGTAATGCCTATACCTCCCGGCACAAAATTTCACGGTGTAGCACCTAGTGTTGACACCACCGATAGGGGCAGTGCTACCGTGCAGCCTTTGCGCGATGTGTATACCATCGAGGAGATTGGTGCCGCAGGCACTTCTGACGTGTATACGCTCAACTCTAGCACCGACGGCGACAACGTAGACTTGAACTTGGATGCTGTCAGCGGCCTCAACTCTACTGTCCAGCTCACGGCTGGTTCTGGTATCGGTCTCTCTCAGTCTGGCGGCAACAACGTCACCATTGACAATACGCTCAACAACGTTGGCGGCGTAGCTGTTTTGGAGCCTGAGTTTATGACTGTCGGTCCCGGCGGGTCATCTACTATTACTACGAGCAAAAATATTGTCGACTTGACTTGGGTCGGTGGTTCTGGCACTCACAACCTTACGTTGCCTTCTGCTGCGGCTATTCCTTATCGTTTTCTGCGTATCGTCAACGACGGCACTGTCACGGCACAGGACAAGGTCGATATCTATGCTCCGGGTTCTGAGACCATTGACGGGGAGGCATCGTATAGGATTAACAAGGTGTACAACGGTATTGCTGTCTGGTCTGACGGCAACAACTGGATTGTCATCCAAGCAAAGAGTACGTGATGGCAGAGAAGAGTAAGATGAAGTGCAACTCGCCTACGCGGTCTACGAGCAAGGGCAAGAAGATGATGGTCAAGGCTTGTGCCAATGGTAAGGAAAAGATTATCCATTTTGGTGCAAAGGGTTACAAGTCGAACTACAGTGCTGCGGCCCGCAAAAATTTCAAAGCTCGCCATAGATGCGATACAGCTAATGACAAGCTTACGGCCCGGTACTGGGCGTGCAAGAAGCTGTGGAGTAAAAACAGCCCTAAATACCTAAAGGGCAAGTGAGGCACTACGGTTACAAAACAACTTGCATTCCAACTAGCCGTTATTACTACGGCGTCCATTCAGAGCGCCGCAAAAGCGATGGGTATATAGGCTGTGGTGTATGCAGTGACGGTACCGCAATCAATTTACAGAAGAAAGGGGTCAAGTCTGTTCTTATCGACTCCGTCATCAAATACGGTTACAAGAATTTCCGAAAAGAGATTCTGATTGAAACCGACAGCATTGATGACGCGTATGAGATTGAGTCTTTGATAGTCGACAAAGAACAAGTCGGCAATCCAGACTGTATGAACACTCGCCTTGGCGGTGTTGGTGGCAAGGTTTTGTCCACTTGCAATCCGGTTACAATCATAGACTGCGCTGATGGCTCTGAAAAAACATTTGAGTCTCAAGCTGATTGCGCCCACTTTTTGGGTTTGAAGAACATCAGCGGTAAGAAGCGTATGTGCGGCGGCAGGTACGTGAAGAAAGAATTTTCCGAGCCTGTGTCTTTGAAGACTATAGACGGCGAGAACTACGAATTCAAGGACATATACCAGTGCGTTTACGAGCTTGGCTTAGAGAAGCTGGACAAACTGAAGCAGGTTCTTTCTGGAAAGAGGAATTCAACTCGAGGTTTATTCAGGAGCGATTTCGACTTTAGCTCATCAAACTATCATGGAGTTAAGGTCTACAAAGGTCGGAAAGGAAAGTATTAACTTGGGGGCATGAAAGGTTTAGGCGACGCGGTAGAGAAGGTCACTAAGGCCACCGGCATCAAGAAGGTGGTTGACACGGTATCTAAGGCTACGGGCAAGGATTGCGGATGTGGTCGTCGCAAGGACAGTTTAAACCGTACATTCCCTTTTAAGTAATGGCATATCAAAAGCTTCAGGTCGGCACGGGCATCCCCGTCATCCCGTCCGATACCATCGACATCCCTGCTGTCAGCGGCCCTGCTGTCGACAGCACGCAGACTTCCGTTCCCCCTTTGGGCACTGTACTTGTGGACACCACTCAAGACTTCACGTCTATCGTGGGGTTGGTTGGCTCTA